GAATTTTGGCCTCCAGCGCCGCATTGGTCACTGCTGTGTCTTGGGCAAGTGCACTCAGAGAGGCCAGCGCCTCGTTTGCTGTGGCCGCTGCTGTGTCTGCCTGGTACTCGAAGTCAGTGCCCGTGATGACTTGCAGCTCGTCAACGACCGCGAACAACAGCTCGAACTGCCTGATCTGTTGCTGGTCGGTCAGGAAGGTGGCAAGCTGATCGCGGGTTAGATTTAGCCTGCGGGAGACGGGTGCGGTAGCCATCAGTATGCCAATGCCTCGATCTGTGCCTCAAGGCGAACAAAGGAGATGTGCGCGTCGCTGTCGCCACGGAAGCGCTGAATACGCCAGTTCCTCATGTGGCCCTGCTGAAACCACGCCAAGCGCTTGGCTGTGTTGCCTGTAGTGCCAACTGCGATGCTGCGGTCCTGACTCCACGCGAGGCCGTTGACGCTGTAGCTGGTGCTGATCTGGGGATTCTTGCCGATGGCCACGCTGCCGGTCAGACTGACCAGCTCCAACTCATTGAAGATCGCGCCGTTGCCCTCGTTGTAGGCGATGATCGTGCCGAATTCCCATCGGACTTGCTGGCCCCAATGGTGGCCGGTGTCTTGCACCAGGTAGCCGATGGAGCTGCTTTGTGGATCGCCCACCAGCCACTTGTCGTAGATCCATACCAGATTGCGTGCGCGGTACTGGCTGAAACCAACGATGGAGCTGGTGAGGGTAAACCAAACTTGTTCGCCAAGTGCCTCAGATGCCGATGCATCGTAGACGATGGTGCGGTCTGGCAGGTGGACGTAGAGGTGCTGGTGGTTCTTGTCGTTGCGTGCTTCGAGTTGCACGCGCACCAGCTGGGCCTCTGTGTAGGTCAGGAGCAAGTTGTCGATTTCTTGCGTGCTGATCTTTTGGGTGGTGGCTGCTGCGCCGATGTAAATGCCTGGGGCTTCATTGCGTCCACCACCCAAGAAGGCGATGCGCTCCAAGTAGATGCAGCAGGCGTGTGTGCCGAGGCAACCTTTTTGAATTTGTGCGCCGTCGATGCGTGCGAATGGGAACAGTGCGCCGCCTACGTTGTCGAACACCTCGATGGTGTTGCTGTTAAGGGCATAGATCTCGTTGCGCAACTTGATGAGGGCGACCACTGGATCTGGGTCCACCTCTGAGCTGCCGTATTTGAGGGGGTTAACCAGCAAGGGGTTTGTCAGCTCAGTAACGATGAGGAACTCGCCGTCGGTGGTCATGAAGTAGCCGTCCACCCATGCAACGTCCAGCACGACGCCAAGGTCTGGATCTGCGTTCTGCGTGAGTGTGGATGCGACCGGATCCCAAAAATACAAACGGCCACCGGATGCGATGGCCAGCAGCTCAAAGCTGTAGTCCATGGTCACTAGGGTGTTGACTGGCCCACCGACATCGCCCAGCACGGTCACTGCGCCGTTGCTGGCCACTGACACCAGTTTGGTGCCCATGACCCGATAGCAGACGCCGTTCCAGTTGATGCCGCCGCGGTCTGTGCCTGGGCCTGTTCCGTTGGCCACGATGCCGTCACCAGGACGCAGAAATCCGTTGCTGATGCCGGACTTCTTTGGAACTGGCACTAGGTTGACCGGGTAGGCCGTGCGCAGCTCTGGGGTGGTGTCGGCATAGATGCCGTTGAGGATTGGGATTTGCATGGCTTACCACTTGACCTTGTTGGCCCAATACGCTGCGCTCAGTTTGCCCTTGGCAATGTTGTCAGCGTGTCGGGCTTTGAATGATTCGCGCCGCGCTTGGCTGGCCTTGGACTCTCCATCTTTTTTGGGAGAGCCGGACACGCCTTGCTGACCGAAGCGGATGGTCTTGATCTGGTCACCCGACTTGGCCACGACGACGTGGCTTTTGGTGGGGTGCGATGGCGTGGCCTTGGGCTTGTTGTAGCCCGAGACCCCAGCACGGGCGAGGCGTGTGTCTTTGGTGGCCATGGCTTAGGCGACGCGATACCAGCTGTTGGTGGCCTGGTAGAAGCGCATGGTGAAGAAGGCATTGGCGGCCAGTGTGGTGGGTGCGCCAAAGGCTGCTGCTGCTCCGTTCACCGCCAGCGTGAAGCTGGTGATGATCTGAGTGGTGGTGACCAGCACCTGTGTGCCGTCTGGCACGCCAGTGTTCAAAGGCAATGTGACTGTGCCTGCGGCCAGAGTTCCGGCAGGCTGCAAGATCATCCACTGCTGCTCGCTGGTGGGCGTGGGCACTGTGATGTTGAATCCAGTGCCTGGGGTGTAGAGGTTGGTGGCCACGGTGGGGGCTGCAAAAACTTGCTGGAAGTATTGCAGCAGCTGCGTGATCGAGACCTTGCGTGCGTCGCCATTGTTGGAGACGTAGACCGGCAAAAGATCGCCGCCAGAGACCTGGCTGATGCCCGAGAGCTGGTTGATGGTTGGCATGTTGGTTCCTCAGTTGAATTCGATGGGGCCATCTTGACCGGCCAGGACTGGATCGACGGGCGGACGGATGAAGGGGTTGTCGTAGACGCGCCAGGGCTTGTTGCCTGCGCCTGCTGGCATGGTGCTGGGCAGTTGTTGCTGCACTGGCATGGCTGCGCGTGACAGGAGCGTGTTGTACGACTCTTTGGCTGTGGCCTTGGTGTCGGGCATCACCTGCTTGCCGTAGGACGGGCCGAGCTTGATCGCCAGGTTGGTGTAGATGGCCTCGTTGGAGCTGTCGGGCACGTTGGTTTCTTCGTCGAGATCGCTGTCCTGGGGGCTGGATGGCAGAGGGTAGCCGAGGCGGATGCCGAGAGCGTTCCATGCGGCCATCTGGGTATCCAAGCGCCGGAGGGCAGATTGCATTTGCTCTGGCCCGAGGTCAAAGGCGTAGGAGGCCAGTCCGATCTCGTCGAAGGCCTGCTCGATAAATTGGCGCTTGGTCCATCCCATTGTCATTCTCCAGTTGGCGCGGACAGTCTGTCCTGGATCAATTGTCCCAGCTTTTTGTCCTTTGTGCGACCGTCAAAGCGGATGCCGAGTTCTGTGGCCTTGGCCTCCAGCTCTTCACGGGTGGGGGCTGCGTCGTCTTCTGGGGTTGTGTCCACGACTTCCACGGCCTGGGCTTCTGCCTGGGCAGCTGCTGCGGCCTGCTCGCGCAGAAGGCGGTGGTTGATGCCGTCGATGGGCTTGGATGGCTTGCGCACCTTGACCGGCTTGCGGTTCTTGGCGTATTTGGGGGTTAGGATTTTTTCCTGCATCACTTGGCCTTTTTCTTCATGGGCTTTGCGGTCTTGGCGGCTGCTTTGAAGTCTGCGGCTGTGGGTGCGCCTTTGGCACCTGGCTTGCGCATCTTCTCTTTGCTGCCTGCTGCGATGCGTTCGCGCTTGGCGTTGATGTTGGCGTAGAGACCGGGCTTCATTTCATGGCCTTCTTTGGTGCTTTGCTGGGTTTGCCTGCTGCCTTGGCTGCTTTCTCGGCTGTGCTGAGTGCGATGGCCACGGCTTGCTTCATGGGCTTGCCTGCTTTCTTTTCCATCTTGATGTTCTTGCCGATGGATTTGCTCGAATAACCTTTGGTCAATGGCATGGGGTTCTCCTATTGAAAAAAGGGGGACCGAAGTCCCCCAGTTTTTTGGCCAGATTACTGGTTGAACAACAAGATGCCGGACATCTCTGGGTTCTTGTTGACCACGCCGAACAGGGTGTCCATGCGGTACTTGATGGTCATGCTGTTGATGTCGTACCACTTTTGCAGGACCAACTCGATGCCCTGGTCTGTGCTTGCACGCATCACTGCGACGCCAGCGTCAGAGGGCACTGCGTAACGGCCAGGCAAGATCTCCAAGGAGTCACGCTGCCAGAACACGTTCACCGAAGCGGCGTTGACGTTCAAGAAGGTGATGGCTGCTGCATCGGCTGCGATGGCAACTTCCACGTTCTTGTACTGCAACTGAGCGTCGGTTGGGCCTGTGCCACCGATGGTTTGAGCACCGATGATTGGAGGCGTGATGGTCATGGTGGTGCCAGAATCAACAGACACAACACGGAAGGTCTTCAACTGACCAGTGCTCTGCTTGGTGATG